CAGCACCTTGTATGTCGAAATTCCAAAAATCATATTTATTACCATCAATATTATTTCTTTCAAAAAATGAATTGAGTGTTATACTTTTTTTTTGGATTTTATCTACATAAACAACCCATGGATGTTCAGTTGAATGAGTTCCGAATTCTAGAACACTTGATGATTGGTCGTTATTCGATACATTAAATACTACATCTTCGTCATCTTTATCTGTAACAACCGCGTTATACACATTTGGAATACCTTTATTTTGCGCTTCTAATACTTTTCTATCAATCGCATCTATCCATAGTATTCGATCTGGTGTTATTCCAATCTGATTATAAAAGGGTAGTTCTTCACATTCGTGTGCTCCGACGTGTAAAACACCTGTTAGTTTAATATTATTTGCTAATAATATGTTTTGTATTTGGCTATACGGGATCAACATTATATATATTATAAAATATAATTATTTATATGGTTTATGGATAACATTATAACGCTCACGCACTACAATTTATATATTATTTTGATTATAATATATAAAATATACCTATATAAACGTAGAATTACTTATTTGTTGATATTGTATTTTTTACAAGAGAACAATAAAAATACCCCCTTAAAAATCCGAAAAATAAAGTGGTCGAGGTTTTCCGAAAATGGACATTTTTAAAATGTCCATTTTTCAAAAAGGGCCGATCACTTTTTTTGGAAAAATGTGAAAAATCGATTTTAAAGCATTTTGCAGTAAATTCCGAAAAAATACGTTTTTTCACCAACGCATAAATTTTTTTTACGAAAAAATTGGAATAAAAATAGAAACTATTTTGTTTCCATTATATATAGAAATGGAAACTGAAAAATTGCTTGTTTCGCAACAAAATTATATATGTAATTTTTGTGATTATAACACAAGTAGATATCAAGATTATATCCGACATATTGCGACATTGAAACATAAAAATAGTGAGAAAAAAGCAACTTTGGAAACTTTAGGAAAACAAGAAGTTGCTATAAATGCTCCTAAATTCTATTGTGAAAATTGTGATTATTACTGCAATAAGAAGTCAAGTTATACAAAACATTTAACAACTGAAAAGCATACACACAATATGACTAGAGCCAATGATACAACAGTAGAAGATAATGAAATAAAATTATTGAATTGTGATGTATGTAATAAAGAATTTGTAAATAGAAGTGGATTGTGGAAACATAAGAAAAAATGCTTTTCTAGAGTACCTACTGCTCCTACTCATATAGTTGGTGATAGTAATGGATGTAATACAATAAATCATACAAATATCCCTATGGAATTGATATTGGAAGTTATCAAACAAAGTAAAGAAATTCAAAATGTACTCGTTGAACAAACAAAAGAATTACAACAAAAATTATTGGAAAAAGAGGACCAATTATTGGAACAAGGCGAAAAATTATTAGAAAAAGAGGACTTAGTGATTGACCAACAAAAACAACTGATTGAAATGGCCAAGAAACCCAGTATGATAAATTCTAATAATAATAATAATCATTTCAATTTGAATTTTTTCTTAAATGAAACATGTAAAAACGCCATGAATATTCAAGATTTCATTCAATCTATTAAATTAACCACACAAGACTTCGAAACAACTGGTCGCATTGGTTTTGTAGACGGTATTTCACGAATTTTTATCAATGAATTGAAACGTTTGGAAGTGGAACGTAGACCATTACATTGCACAGATATGAAAAGAGAAACAGTTTATGTAAAAGACAATGATACTTGGGAGAAAGAGAACATGGAAAAGAAAAAATTAAAATGGGCAATAAATAGTATTGCGCAATTGAATTTAAATCAAGTTCAACAGTGGCAACAAGAATATCCAGAATGTAGGGAGAACAATACTGTAGCAAATACACGGTTCAATGAGATGGCGATGGTAGCATTAGGCGGCTTTGGTGATGAACAAATAAAGAAATTTGATGATAAAATAATGAAGAACGTACTCCGTGAAATTATTATTTCGAAAGATATATAATGTCCAACACTCCAAACAACATAATAATTTTATTTATTTAAGTAAAATTATTATTTTCCAGTCTCCTTATAAAATCATTGAAAAAGTCCAAAAATAAAGTAGTAGAGGTTTTCGAAAAATGGACATTTTAAAAATGTCCAATTTCGGAAAAGGGCCGAGTACTTTTTTTCAGAAAAAATGAAAAATTCGACTTTGCAGCAAAATGCAGTAAAACGCGTTTTTTGGAAAAAAGTATGTTTGCATAAAATTTTTTCATTTTTCAATTGCGATAAAGTTTAGTGAAAAATATAATTCCTTATAATATAAAAATGGAATTAAATAATTCTCAAAGAAATCGTAATATATATGAATGTAAAAATTGTGAGTATATTACGAGCAGACATAATGATTATATAAAACATATTTCAACCGCAAAACATCAAACCGCTATGAAAAATGGGAATTTGGAATTAAATGGAATTGAAAATTTCACGGCACGTAAAATGTTATATAAATGTATTACATGTGATTATAATACAAGTCATAAAGGTGATTTTACTAAACATAATGCTAGTGTAAAACATATGAAAAAATCTCAACAAATTGAAAATAACGATACGCAACAACACGCTTGTAATGTATGTAATAAAGAGTTTAACACACAAAGTGGTTTATGGAAACATCGTAAAAAATGTGTACAAGAACAAAATATATGTAAAGTAATCGATAAAAAACCAGAAGAAGAAAATAAAGTTAGTATCACCAATAATATACCAATGGAGTTAATATTAGAAGTCATCAAACAGAGTAAAGAAATTCAAAATGTTCTCATTGAACAAACGAAAGAATTACAAAATAAATTGTTGGAAAAAGAGAACCAATTATTAGAACAAAATGCGGAACATCATAAACAATTGGTTGAATTAGCAAAGAAACCAAATATGGTGAATTCAAATATTACAAATAATCAATTCAATTTGAATTTTTTCTTGAATGAAACGTGTAAGAACGCGATGAATATCCAAGATTTTATTAACTCTATTAAATTGACTACGAGCGATTTTGAAACCACGGGCAGAATTGGTTTTGTAGATGGAATTTCACGTATTTTCATCAATGAATTAAAACGGTTAGAAGTAGAACGACGACCACTTCATTGTACTGACGTAAAACGTGAAACTGTTTATGTGAAAGACAATGATACGTGGGAAAAAGAGAACCAAGAAAAGAAAAAACTAAAATGGGCGATAAATAGTATTGCTCAATTGAATTTAAATCAAGTTCAACAATGGCAACAAGAATATCCAGAATGTAAGGAGAACAATACTGTAGCGAATACCAAATTTACCGAAATGGCTATGGTAGCATTGGGTGGATTTGGAGATGAACAAGAAACAAAGTTCCGAGATAAAATTATGAAAAATATTCTCAAAGAGATCGTGGTATCCAAAGATGTGTAAAATATTTTATATACGTATAATATATAAAATGTTTAGAAAGAGCAGTAAACAAAAGAAACAACATAATAAACGTAAAAGATATACGAAAAAAAATAATAAAACGATAAGAGGCGCGGGTTTGCCTGGAATATTCAAATGGGCGGTTAGCAACATTTCAGGTGATACTTTATTTGGTAAGTCTATATACACTATACGTAAAGACAATTATGAACCCAATACAGTATACTTGAAAAATGATTTCATAAGAATACTCAACGATTTGTATAAAAGTTATAAAGGAAATTTTTCAAAACAATGCGATACCAGTATCCTTGTGAATAAAGTATTCAAGGATAGTATCGATAACGTATTTAAACAAGGTGTTGATAATATTATTACAATGGTAGATAATAATAAATTGGAACAAAATAAAATTACAGGCACTACTAGAGTAGGAGTTAAAATAAATAAACAGCATTTTGAAGATATATTACATTTGATTAAAAAAGAATATGATAATAATGAGGAAAAATATGATAATGAAATATGTGAAACGAAATCGCTTTCAAATCAGTCAACAGGTTCTACTGTTTCAAACCTTACTACGATATCTAGTGTTTCAAATGGTTCCATTGAACCCAAAGTATCTGATTCGTATACATCATTCTGCTACAAATTTAAAGATATTACACCGCGAATAATTGAACCATACAAATTAGGTAAAGAATTAGGTCAGGGAGCTTTTGGTAGTGTCTATGAAATTACGATAAATGGTAAAACGCATGCGGCGAAACATATAAAGGCCAATACGGATGATACAAAGATTCAAACCGTTATTAATGAATTGAAAATACTTCAAGCAATTAGTGATAAATGTAAAGTTCCTGGATTTGTTGTTTGTTTTGACGGGATCATATGTGATAATAATAAAAAAAAAATATATATAATACTAGAATTATTAAATAATAATTATGTAGAAATGTATGATTTTATATATAAAAATTCAGGACAAATATCACCAACAAATGTGTATAATATAATACATAGTTTATGTAGCGGTTTAAAATCAATACATGATTCAAATGTAGCGCACCGAGACATCAAACCTGAAAATGTAAAGGTAAATATTACAAATTCTACAATAAAATATTTAGATTTTGGTCTTTCAACAAAAGTGGATAAAGATGGTAATTTCGAGTTTGGAGAAAAATTAAATGAATTAACGGGCACACTCGAATACATAGACCCGCTTTTTCATGACCGCGAAATAAAAACATTTGAAATGATTAAAAATTATGATTATTTTTCTCTAGGTCTTGTAATATTTGAATTGATTGTAAAACATTTGAAACAAAACGTACGTTTCAATACAGATTTCTACAATACGCCATATTATTGCCTTAACAAACGAAGTGGAAAAGATAATATTATAATGTATAAAAAATTTTATAGCACCCGTAAATTTCTGGAGAATCCAATCATACAACAAGTAATAAACCATTATAATAATGAAATTAAAAGATTAACACCACCCAATTTATATAGCGTAGATTTAATCCAATTATTAAACCCTTCTTATGAAAGAGAAAAGGGATTTATTCCTCCGCAATAAAATATATACTTATATATCATAATGACGAACCAATCTAAAAAATCTTGTAAAAAATATAAATCTTGTAAACATGTTCCATGTGGAGAAATGATGAACGGGTGTGAACCAGCATATTGTTCGAAGGGGTCTAAAAATTGGGGATTATGTAATATGGCGAATTGGAACCCAAAATATAAGCGATATTGTCGAAAAACTCAAAAATGTACTACTAGTAGACGTAATAAAATATCATCTGACCAAGTATACGCAACAGAATTACATTATAAAATGCCGTATATTTGGAGACATTTAGGCCAAAAAACGCGTAGGCAAATGGTGAATTTAGCAAGAAAACCAGTCAAAGTATTGGATATTGATTATATGAAATAATTATATTGTCTTCCAACGGATAATATAATTTTGGTAGTAATATAGAGATTTGTTTGATTCTATATTAGTAAATGAGCCAAGGTCATTATTATCAACAAGAAACGGGGCTAACATACAAATATATAGAAAAAGAAGAAAAACAAGAAAAACAAGTTCTTTTTTGTGGGATTGATATAACATCTTGGTTTTATTCAGCAAAACCAGCAAAAGAAGAAACCATTCATTTTACGAATAACGATGAAGAAGAATATTATAAAGTAGAACAACCACCCTCTGAAGAAATATATGAACTGGGAGAGAATAAAGTAGTCATTCAAGAAAGAAATATGAAATATTGGAATATAGCAAGAATCGTATTGATATCATTCGCTATAGGAACAATGCTAGGTTTATTTTCCATTTGAGAATGATACATGGGTTATCGTTTGAAATCTAAAATTATAGTGTGATAATATTATACAATTATGGATAATATTATGATGGATTGCGCAGGTATTTTATCAATAAAAAGTGTACTGGAGGGTGGCGGACCATTTGGATGTGTAATAGTAGATGAAAATAATAATATCATTGGTAATGGCCAAAATATGGTATCTATAAATAACGACCCAACCGCTCATGCCGAAGTCGTTGCGATACGTGATGCTTGTAGAAGAAAAGGAACTTTCAATTTATCCGGTTGTAAAATATATACCAGTTGTGAACCATGTCCAATGTGTTTAGGCGCAATTTATTGGGCACGTTTGGAAACAATATATTATTCAAATACCCGTAATGATGCTAAGAAAATAGGTTTCGATGATGAATTTATATATGGTGAATTCACTTGCCCAATCGAAAAACGAAAAATACCGATGATACATTGTCCGAATGAAATGGCTGTACAAGGATTTTCTGATTGGTCTACGAAAGAAGATAAAACAGAATATTAGTCATTATAATTCGGCGGATGCTCCTACCTCAGCAATTTGTTCTGTTTCTTCTTTAACATGATTAGGAGTATCAATGTTCAATATTTTCGCAACCTTTTTTTTAATATTATGTTGTTGTAAATAGTACAAACATAAGTTTGGGATATTCGAAACAATATTCATTACTGAGTTATGTGTAATTCCCGAAACCAATGTTTGTTCGGCGGAAAATTTAATACTATACCACCAATATGGCGGAACATATAACACATAACCAGCATTCACATCAAATTCCAAAAATTTGGTTTTGTCCATATCATTTAAAAATTGTTTTTGTGGATTCCAACAATTCACAGTAGAACGGAATTCATAATTATCATAATCTTTGATAGGATGTACATATTTACGGCTCTTCCAAGGAGTCATTTTCACTGTTATTTTACCAGAATTGACTAAGAACAATTGACGATAATTGGTATGATAGCGTAGTGGTGTAATACAATTTTTTGAACCAATTAATATATCAAATTTGGTTTGTGCGTTCATATATGGTTTGAAATAATAATCTAATTCATAAAAGTGTTTATTTAAACCAGTTTCTTCAATAAATTCGTCATTGTTCTCAATAAAAAAAGAGGATTTAGGGTCGGAAGTAATTAATGATTGGGCGCTTTGATAAGGGAGGACCAAATAATCAACACTTTCATCTGATTTCCAATAATCATTAATATCTTTGACCTTTACATCATAGGTTTCGTAATTGGATAATGTATCAAATGTAATGTTATCAAAGAATTCGGGAAAAATAGAATTGAATTCAAATAAAACGGGCTGTTTCACATCGCAAATTTCCTGTAAATCTTTATTGGTAGTATAATCCAATTCATATATTTCTAAATCTTCACTGGTTTTTAATTGATGGGTAATATGAATATAAACAAAGAGAACCAATAAAAATATGAGAAGTGATAAAAAAGTATTCATATTATAGATTAAGTATATAATATGAATTGGTTTTGATTTCAAATTGTAAACGAAAAAAGTAAATTATTCACTATATTCGGGATGTTCTCTTCTCCATAAAGAAATTTCGTTTTTTAATAGTAAATCAATTTCTAAATATCTTCGTTGAATTATTTTACCATTGTGATTTTTATTATCATTCGCTTGTAAATATTCTAATAAAGTAATTTTATCATAACAAATCTTATCTTCTGTATCGCGGATAGGAGTGATCATTATTTTGCGCGAAATTGGACAAATAAAATGACTAGGAGGCGTTAACTGTGGTGGTGGCGGAGGTATATCTACGATTGATTCTATTGGTTGTCTTGGTCGTATTGGTAGTATTGTTTCTACGGGTTGAACTATGTGTTCAGGTTCTTTTTTAGGAATAACTTGTAAACTTTCTAAATAAGCCATATCTTGTTCAAGACGGATACGTGCGTTTTCTTCATTTTGTTTTCTACGAATAGCGGCCTGTTCTGCTTCTTGCTGTTGCCGTAATTGTTGGTCCTCTACAAATAGCTCTTCTAAATATTCGTTTTGTAATCGTCGTGCGAGTGCTTCATCATCGATTATTTGATTTTCCGCAGGCGCATTTGCGTCAGTTGTATTTGTATCCATAATGTATAAATACTATAGATACTACTCTTAATATTTTTTTCGTTAAATAGAATTTTCTATAAATATTATAACTTATAAGAATGGAAGTATCATATGAAGAAAGAATGGTAAATCAAATATTTTCAGTTCAATATAAATTTGATAATATATTGGGCGAAATGATTGCGAATATATTTAATTTGTATGACGTAGATGGTGATGGAATTTTAGATTATGATGATTATATTAGTTTCATAAGCGATTTAATGTATATTTCAATATTGATGAAACGGATGAAAAATACACAATATAATATCGACAATGTTCTCAAAATTGTGAAGTGGACGGCTTCGAATATCGCGCGAAATTTATTCGATGGAATGGCGCAATATTTACCGTTTGAAGTGTTTTCTAAAAAAATTATTTATGCTTTAACTGAATATAATAGTTCGCCAATTAGTAGCAGTGATATGCACTTTTCGTCATTATTACCAGAGTTTATGAATTTTTTTAATTATTATATACAATTAGCTCAACGAAGAGGATGGCCATCTATATTACATATCGGACAAAGTCAACATCAACCAGCGCCTGTTCAACCACCACACCCACAAATTCCTCCAGAACAACTAGAAACACAACCAATTCAAGAAATGGCTCCTCCTCCTGAAATTGCTCCAGTAGTCATTCAAGAACCTACCATGCCTCAAATAACAGCGGTTCAACAACCATCCGATTTTAGTGGGATCGACCAGTTCGATATGCCGGATGAAGTCGCTTTCCCAACCATTGCTGAACCTCCTCATGAATTAGAAGTGAAAGAAGGAATTATAATCAAAGCGAGCGAAATGGGATATGATATGATTGAAGGTGATTTAAATATAAATAACTACATATATTCAAATATGGGTGAGAACATTGCGTTTAAAGTGGGTGAAAATTACTTTTTAACAAATAAAACCATTATACGAACCATGGTGAATATGGGTGAAAAAGACAATGCGATTTTTTTCGGTTGTACTTGTGAAATTAAAGATGATTGGACACGACCCGAAACGTGGGCGATGCTACAGCATGTTGTTGTAAATGACCCGGTGTATTTTAATATTCAACATATTGGTTTGCCTATTCGGTATGTATTGTTAAAAGATATAATGGCTGTTTTAGAAAGTGATATGAGTTTCTTTTATATAGAACGGCCAGAAAATGCGCAATATATACCGTCATTCGCAAGTGATAATATATTAAATCATGGTATCGGGTCTATGTCTGGCGTTCATTGTCAAGATGGTCAACGGGATATTATATATCGAATAAAAAAATTTAAGCCGAGATTCGCGATGTTTTAGTTTATTCATCGTTAATCTTTGGGGCTAAATAAAACGTCATTTTCGAATTTTCATCGCCTAATAAATAAGTAATTTTCATAGGATAATCACGGGTTAATTTTATTTCGATATCTTTGGATATTTTACTATACATACAAATATTGTGTAAATAACTTAAACTAAAAGACAATGATAAATTTTCGCCTTCATTAATGGCGAACGAATCTAAATCATTAATATTGATATCTACAGTCATTTTACCCGTATCTTGACTGGTTGAACATAATGCGATTTTTTCTTCACTACAGTCAATAATCAGTTGGTCGCCGAAAATTTGTAATTGATGAATAATGTTGGCGAAATTAATAGAATTGATGGTTAAATCTGCTTGACTTTCAAATTCAGGAATACCTAATAATTCATTATCAATTTCCACTAATGGTATTTCAAAATGTTTATCAAAAATGTCTTTGTTATCACAAGTAAAATGAATACATAATTTATCGGCGTCTTCGCCATTGTATACAATACTAACAACTTGATTTTTATCACGAGCATTTAATACTTTATATAATATGTTTGTATTGATACCGATACAAATAGCAGCATCGTTGGTATGCTCATATTTTTGAAACCAATGTTTTGGTAATTCAATTTCAAAAATAGAAACCCGACTAGAATCCATGGATTGTAAATACATACGTTCTTTTTCAAACATAATATTCACATATTCGGAAAATAGTTTGATATGTTGAAATAAGTAGGCAAATAAGTCGGCTTTTTGTTGGTTGTCGATTAAAATATTCATCGTGTATGTGTGTAATATATAATAGGTATTATTATATATTATTTATTTCAATTTTGTGATATATTCTATAAATGAATTATTTGACCGAATTAAAATATCATTGGTTCCAGTTTTATTATAAGTAATCATTTTTGAATTAATGGTAGGGTCTACAAACGGAGACAACAATTTGGTTATGGTATCAAACATATTCGGTGTGTTATAAATATATATTTTGCCTAATTTTGAGTAGAATGTTAATGAATTATTGAAACATATATTACAAAATTCGACAATCAATTGTTTATATCGTTCGTACGCTGTAACTGTGAAAGAATTTAAATTAATATGAACATTATAAGATTCATTCGTAGATATCATATAAGTAATTGTATTTGTAATATGGTTAATGCACGCTGAATAATTAGCAGGGCTCGCAAACATTTTAAATACAGTATAATCGAAAAAAATAGAATTGGTATTCGGAATAATATAGATAGTATTGTTTAATAAAACGTTCAAATCATAACTTTGGGTAATCGTTTCTGCGCATTCCAATTTTTGTTTATTTTTAAAAAAACTATTTTTTGTATTGGCTTTATAATATTCTTCTTGTAATTTTTTAATATCGTTTTGAATTTTAGAAGGATCCATTATTATATAATGCTATATAATTTTATATATGTTATAAAATTATATATTTATTCGTTGAAATTCAACTCTTCCTCGACCAAATGTTTCAAATTTAAACTGGTTAAATTATCATCTAGAGTTTCTTCTTGAAATGGTTCAGAAGATTCAATATTTTCAACTGTATTTTCGCCCAAATCAGAAAATACGTGAATACGTTCTTCCAATAATGTTTTATTTACTTCCATTGTGTAAGATTGTAATTTCAAAACAATATCTTTCATATTACTCATTTCTTCAGCTAATAATTCAAAACGATGGTTGAATTCTTCAATCCAAGAAACTTGTTCTTCTGAAGGTTCTGAATTATTTACGCGAGAAACGGTGATGTTCTCAGTATTTTGTTTACTTTCGCGCATAAAGGTTTCTAAAGTAACTAATCTTTTGTCTACAATGGAAATAACTTGTGGTAAAGTTAGACCAGATGCGTTTACATTGGGTTGTTGAGGTGTTGGACCTCTGGCTTGAACAGGTTCGGGTGTTTGCGGAACACCTCTACGTTTTCTAGCTGATGCGATGGCTTGACTCATTCGTAAATGTATTAGTATTGTAGAATTCTCTAAATCATTTTTTAGATATTTTAACAATTTGTATGTGAAAAATATAAAAATAATTTATCTAAACTTTATAAATATATTTCGCGAAATGATGAATTCAGTAAGTGATAGTAGTTTGATAAGTTCAAATGCCGCTGTTGTAAATGAAGAAACTACAGATTGTAATAATATAAACCCTTTCAAAGTAGTTATTATTTCTTTTATAATAGCCACTCTTGGTTATATTATTTATTATACATTTATTAAATAACGCATATATTATGCTTTCATAATCATTTTAATTGGTTCGTGGAATACATATGGTTCAATCCATTCAATATCGTCGATTTCATAATCTTCAATATTTTTGTGTTTTTGTTTAAAGCTGATTTTTGGAAAAGGATAAGGTTCTCTTTTCATTTGTTCAGATAATGCGGATAGATGTTCTTCGTAAATATGCGCATTACCTAATGTATATACGAATTCATATGGAATTAAACCACAATGTTTAGCAATAATATGGGTTAAAAATGAATAAGACGCAATATTAAATGGAACGCCCAAACCGACATCTCCACTACGTTGATAAAGAGAACAAGATAAATATTTATCAGTATGAACATTAAATTGCATGAGCACATGGCAAGGGGGCAAAGCCATTTCATGTAATTGAACTGGATTCCAAGCCGATATAATAAGACGTCTTGATTTTCGTCCTTCAGTCGTTTGTAGTTCGCGAATAATGTTTGCTAATTGGTCAACCCCTTTACCTGAATAATCTGTATTATAATCGGTATATGTGGCGTTAAAATGACGCCATTGATGACCATAGATAGGACCTAAATCATTTTCTTCATAATGATGAAGACCTCGACTGTCTAAAAAATCGCGACTCGCATTACCGTCCCAAATATGAACATTTTTATTTTGAAGTTCGCGATTGTCGGTAGAACCTTTAATAAACCAGGTTAATTCGTGAAAACAAGTTTTCCAAGCGACCTTTTTAGTTGTTAATAACGGAAGTTCTCCATTATTTAGAGAAAATTTCATAAAATAACCAAAAATGGATTTGGTAATACCGTTTCGTGTTTCTTCTAACACACCATGATTCATAATTTCACGAATTAATTGTAAATATTGTTCTTCAGGATGTTTGTCCATAGTGAATAGAGTATTTAGAAGATAAGTTTTATATATATTTTCTATTGAATTGTATATAAGGTAAATATAAATGGAAGAACTCGGAGGATCAAAAATAGGTGGAAATAAAACATTTTTATCGCACGTGTTCTCAACCACCGAAGAAAGTAAAGCCGAAATATTAAATGTAGTTCAATACGCAAGTATGGGTGTAATTCCTATTGTATTATTGAATAAATTAATTCAACGTTTTATTCCTGAGGCAGACCCTGAAAGTTCAACTTTAGAAATAGTCGTCGAAATCTTTTTACAATTGATTGTAATGTTTTGTGGTATGATTGTTATCCATCGCGCGATTACATTTTTCCCAACATATAGTGGTTTTAAATACGAGACATTAACCTTAACAAATGTCGTATTGGCCTTTTTAATTATTGTATTAAGTATCCAAACGAAAATGGGAATTAAAGTAAATATTTTAGTTGACCGTGCTCTTGAATTATGGAATGGTTCTTCATATGAAGACAAAAGAGGTGCTAGACGTAATGTTCGCACAAGTTCTCCTGTATCCCAACACGCACACAGTCAAGCCGATTATTTAGATAATTCTCAGGTTCAAAGTGGAACATTCCCTCCAGCACCAGTAGCTACCACCAAACAAAATTCATTGATGGAAACATACGATAATATGTTAGGCGGAGGAGCACATAGAGGAATGCCTGCTCAATCCGATTTTATGGGACCTATGGCTGCGAATAGTTTATTAGGCAGTAATTTTGGTTCATTTTAAATCCACCCATATTCATAATATAGTAGATATAGTATGAATTACCTATTCATAAAATCCATATTGTTCATCATTTCCATTTTTTTCATAGATTGTTCAAACGTATTTTGTCTATCGAGATTGGCGAATAAGTAGTCTGTTCCTGGACTTTCTTCGTTTTTTTTGATTTGTTTATAGACGTTATTAATTTTATCAATGACTGTTTTCACAACCGCTTGATTATTCGTTAATTCAATATTGGTAGGAACAGGTTCAGTCAATAATTCTACTGCGAAATATAACAAGTATCTACGTTTTCTACACGAAGCCGTTGTATATTTAATAGAGAACAATTGAAATAGACCATTCATTATTTTATCGATAAATGGATTATTTAATTCTGAATTATATAATAACAACGTATCCCATAATATCCAAATAATATCTCTAGAATATTTATTTTCTACTTTCACAAAGGGTCTGCGTTCGCAATAACATGGCGCTTTACGTTTTTTACAAATCGCGTCGAACTCAACCATCCATTCAATCCAATAACACGCAAATAACATATGTTTACGTTCAGGTGAAATATGATATGCGAATTCATTCACTGCTATAAATAATTCTTTGGGGTCATCTTTTTTAAAAATAGCTTCGGCGTATTTTATACTGGGCGCTTTTAATCGCTCAGTCATTTGTGTCATATCGAATTCTTCTTCACGATTTATTTTAATTGGTTCGAAACTATTTTTTTTATTGGATAATGTAATAATAGTAATCATTTCGGCGAATAACTTGCGGAATTGTAAATTATTTCTTACTTGTAATTCGTTTATATAATGACCATTCTCCATCATTGTTTTGAATATATCATATCGCATTTGTAAATAAATAACAATTTTTGGATTCCCTAAATGAATATGTTTTCCGATATAATGTAGAATACATTCCCAAACATCTATAAAATGTCCAGCGCATAATAATTCTGCGCACCAATAACACGCAGGTTCTATTTTACCTTTTAACATATTTTCACTGAGTTGTTTTTTTACATCTGTTTTTTTAAATTTGGAAAAAGAAACCCCTTTGAATTCTCCGGGCATACGTATATCATTAATTTCTGTAATATCCATTATTACAATACTAATAGTAAAAATTGTAGTATATTGAACTAACTAATGATAAAATTGAATTCGTTGATTATTGTCAATAATATATCAAGAATAATACAAGATGGAACACATACAACGATTACGATTATTATTTAAAGACTTGTTGGCAATGCCTTATTATAAGAATTGTGCGGCAGCTAGCGGTGCGGTTCATAACATTGCGTCGCACGAACAGGCTGTTGAAATATTACTTCAACAACATTCATTTACAAAATGGGTGCCTGGTACAGCCAAACCGAATTCTGAAACGATTTGGAAATGGTTGAATATAACCTATGAAAATATGGGTAAAGAAGCGCCTGTATTAAATAACAACACAATGCCCGATTATTCATATTTGGCTCAACCGTGCGGAACTCACGATTCGCCAGATTTTATTATAAAAACTACTGGAAATATTGTTATTGGAATTGAATGTAAATCGGCCGATGGTTATAGCCCAATGTATAATAGTGGCGGTATCAAGCAGAATTTAATATACTTATTTTGTTCGAACAAATCGAATGCGACAACAATGTTTTGTGGAAAAGACGTATGTAGTGTAGACCAACAGCGATTAATCAATGAATTAATAGAAAAACAACGAATATTAGAAGGAGAATATAATGGAAAATTAAAACAAATCGATATTCATCAACGAGGTATTAGTTATTATACTCGCCCGATGATACAACAAAGTGGC